ACCATACTTCTTTGAACGGTGAAGATCCGTCTGTTGTAGGAAGAATACGTACTCGTCTCTGTCCTTGTTTCTCATTGTCTTTTAAAAGAGCCGCGAAATATTTTTTCATTCGGTCTTCTGAAGACATTTTAGAGTTAGAGTTTGTTGAGCTCTGTGTTGATTGTTCGTACTGTGCTAGTACTGCATCTAAAACATTTGTCGCCATAGTGTTAAAAAAAAATTAAAGGTTTATGTTAAAATTATAGTTATATAAAAAGTTATAGTCAAATAGTGTCGCCAAAAAAAGTTTAAGGTCGAATTTTTCGACCTTAAAACTTATGAATTATATCTGTTTAATAAAATGTCGTCTTCGTCTTCCATAGGTTCATTGAATGATTGTTCTATTTCAGATGGGCTAAAATTTTCAACCTCATCCTGAGTTAGTACGTATTCATTTTTACCTGTCAGTTCCATTTCTTCTTCTTTATCTTTAAAGAAATCGGCTAAGTTTTGTTTGTAAGGCCCAGAATCTAAACTTCTTAGGGCTAACTTTTCTTGTGCAGTTTTAGGTCTATATTTTTCAACTTTAGTTTCTAAACTATCTAATTTAGATACTATACTATCCATTTCAGAAAGTTTATCCTCCATAGTTTTAATTTGATTGAATAGGTTTTCAAAATACTCTTCTTGTTTGTCGGCCATAGTTTTTTGTGAATCAACCAAATCAGTAATATCTAATTCTTCAACTTCTTCACCTTCTTCACCTTCAGCACCAATTTCTTCGACATCGGGATCTGCAGCAACATCTATTGGTTCTGCGCCAGCTTCTGGAGCCGCTGGTGGAGCAGGTGCCGCAGGGTCTGCCGCTGCGTCTGCCGGTGGAGGAGGTATTGCTCCCGCTGCAGGATCTGCAGTTGGGTCTAAAGCCGGATCTGCCGGTGGTACCTCTTGTTCCATAACATACTTGTTAATAGAATTATATCTTGCAATTTCTTTTAATATTTTTTCGTCCAATGCCATTTTATCCGTTTAATAATGTTTTTATACCTTGATTGGTTTCTACTTGTATTTTTTTAAAAGTCCTCATAGTGTTGTCCACTCTTTCAATTAAACCGTCCTTCATTCTAACAGTATAACAATCTCCCGTGTCAAGGTCACAAACTTGTTTAGTTCCGTCACCCATATCTTTTTCTGAAACTCTTGTGTTTTTTCCCAAGTAGTTGTCAAGTATTAGTTTAGTGTTCATAATTATTTTTTTATTATAAATATCATTAATTAGTGAAAGTTTGTACTGATCTGTAAACATCGGCAGCTTTAATGAATTCATTTTCAACTAAAAGTTTATCTTGTTCAGTCATTGTGGTATAAACATTATCTGGTTGATTGACTGGATAATTTAAAATATATTGTTTAGCAAGTGCTTGTGCAAAACCTCTTTGCGTTGTTAAATCAAACTGATTTGAGTCGGCATTTATTAAACTAGGTATATTTACAACCCTACCAATAACAAATTCAATAAAATTATCAAAAGACGTAAATGAGGCCACCGGCATATTGAAATTGGTTCCTCGAGTAACACAATAATAATTTCTTTTAACATAATTCAAGAAACTATCACCATAAACTTCTTTAAGGTTTACAGTACTGAAGTTATTTTCATATCCTGTTATTGAGGTACCGTTACCTGAATCAACATAAATAAACGTAAACGCAATTGAAGCTAATATAGGTGTTGTACTACCAGTTGGACTATATCCTCGATTAATTAATTTTGTTCGAATGGTGTTGAATAAGTCTCTAACTGAAACGGTTGATTGTTGTGGTGTATCAACACCCAAGAAATTACGATATCTTGGATTGATATTTTCAACACAATCTTGATTTTTAGTTAAAGTTTCTGTTGCCTTAATATTACTTAATACATTATCTTTTTGTAAAATTATGTTTTCAGATTTGTTTCTATCTGCCTTTTCTCTTTCTTGGATTTTACTTTGGATTGTAGATAATATTTTAATATTTAATGTCTGTAAGAAATTATCAATCTTAGGTAAACTGTAGAAAGGTTGTCTCGTTCCTGTAAAATTTGTAATGAAGTCACCGTCAGAAATCTCGTGTGTAACTTTAGTGATCATATAAGGTCCAGAAAACATTGGTATATTTCTAATATTAAAATACATCAATGGTTGTATTAAAGCACACCCCATCATATCCACCTGACACTCGTAACTCCTATTTTTATATAAATTATATAAAGATACCGACTGAGTTGTAGTTCTTCTATTACCACCAAGATTTGCCATCTGATTTAACATCTCTAACGATTCTGATGTTGGTTTACCAGGATTTTGTGTAACGTTAAAGCTTTTAAATATTTGTTGATTTGGTCGTGTGATGTCAACATTGAATCCTACAACTTTATTTGATTTATCCCAATCCACTTTACCTGATTGATTTTCTTGTAATGGGTTATCACTTGCTCTTCTTAAATCAAAAGCATCATCTCTATACCTATAATCTATATTTTCTTTCATCGCCAAATGTTCACTTGGCTTATTAACATAGTAACATAAAAACTTCGGTGCACTTTGTCGGTAATCAACATTTAAAAATGTTCCAAATAAAGTATTTCCAAATTCTAAACTTCCATCTGGTCTAGGTGTTGGATTTTTTTGTGCATCTTGTACATTATAAAAGTTAACAAATGCAGGAAGTAAGAAATACTGAAAATTATTTTGTACCAAAATAGTGGTAATCATATCTAATAAAGTATTTTTATAACTTCCATCTTGAATTAAATCTTTAATTTGGAATATATCGACAATGATTTTATCACCTACGTTTCTACTAGCCCTATCAACTAATAGTACGTCTTCAAATAAAGTCTTGTTTGCAAAATCAAATCCTGCAATCCAAGTGTCATTGAGAGCTTTAAATGTTTCATATAATTCTGTTCTTGTTTGTTCGGTAAAACCAGCTTCCAGATTTGCCCTTACCTCAGCAGATTCGGAAGTAATAAACACAGTTGGTAGTTGTTTTCTCACTTGTGGTAACATAACATTAATAACGTTACCAATATAATTGTCAGACTCTATGATGTAGTTATCCATCAAATTGTAGAACGACGTTAAATTTAAATTTTTGTTTTTAAGTTTTTCTGACGCATATACTTTTATAAGAGGTGCAAAGTCTTGTACATTCTTTTCATTAAATTGTACATTTAAATCTATAAAAAAGTCTGTTATATAGGAACCTGAATTTTTATATGCCAATTCCGGAATTGTAGATTTTCCAACATAATATTCTAACGCCTTCCAAGTTTTTGGACTCTGTTGTTTTGATTGTGTTAGTGTAACATTAGGTGGTAAAGTACCAAACTCATATGGTCCGTACCTATATGGGTTTTCAATAAATCGAGTTGAGAATGACAGGTATAATCTCCTATCAAATTGGGTTGGGTTACCAAATTTAAACACAACATTGTAATTCATAAAAGATGTTAGTGTTTGTTGGAACTGAGTTGTTTGACTTTCTATTAATTCTGATAATTTAGTTTCGGGTGAAGTACCAGTTGGTATCTGAACCTTCATCAACTCTCTCATTAATTCTTGGAAATTTTTAAATGTTTTTTGAGATAACGAACCTACAGTTCCATCAGAGTTAGATTGCTGTGATAATTCCTGTGTTTCGTTAACTTTTGAGTTTTCAGGTAAAGTATCTACATAATCATAAGTTGATCTACTAAAATTTAAAAATTCCGATTCAAAAAGATCTAAGGTTTTAATATCAAAAGTGGTAAACAATTCTTCTATGTTTGTATATAAATTATCGTCTCCAGTTATTAAAAAGTTTTGTTGCTTTTTTGAATCATTTAAAATTTGTTTTAGGTATGTTTCAGGATTATTTTTTTCTAATTTAGAATTATCAAACCATCCGTATTGAGGAGATTTCCAAAATAATCTAACAGTACCGTTATACATTGCAGGATTATTAAAGAGTTCAATTTTCATTGTACCTCCTTTAAATGCTTCACTTCTTGCTTGGTTAACATTCGATCCAAATGAAGGTAATACATAATACCCTGTCTCATCTGTTTTTCTAACAACTACAGACCAAGGAGATACTCGCATACTTCTTTGACTATTATTTGGGTCAAAACCTGGTGTTTCATAGATTGTTGATTGGTTCGTATTAAACATTATTAGTTTTTTATTATCCAATAAAGGTTGGATTGCTGACGACCCTATTCCTTGTATAAACGCGTTTTGAACCACGAAAGGCGATGTTGTTGGTTGTGTTTGACCACTACTAACGATATATAAACCAACCCCACCTGTTGTACCTGAAATCTGACTTGTAATTGTTAGTGTATTATCCAAAGCCGATCCATTAATAATAGAACCAGTTGTTAATACATTACTATCTATTTGATTTATTTGTAAAGGAGGGTTTAATACAGAAAATGAAGATATACTTGATATTACAGGTTGTGTTAATTTATAAGTTCCATTTGAATTTGGTGGTCCTCCAACTTGAGAACTTATTGTAACTGATGAAAATGGAGTACCACTTAATATACTACCCGCACCCAATGAACTTAAAGTTAGTCCACTCACACTTACATATCCACCCAAAACAAAATTAGTAACAGTTGATGACGTAAAACTTGGTGAGACAGTATAAGTTCCGGTACCTCCAGTCGTATTTGGCCCAAATCCAGTAATAACTAAATTTACGTTTGTATTCCCAACATCTAAACTTACGGTATCACCTATAGTTATAAAATTTCGAGTAATAGAACTTACCGAAAGTGTATTTCCACTACAAGTGCTCGTACCACTAACCGTAAAGGTACTACAATTACCTGAAATGTTTTGGACTGTTAAATTTCCACTAACCTGAGTTTGACCACTGAACAACTTTAACCCTTGTAAGAAAACATTGAAGTCGTCAACTAACTGAGGATAAAACCCTGTATTAATATCTGTGAAGGGTTGTGTACCAGTTGTTGATTGAAGTACTAAACTTCTTGGTGTACCATCAATAACCAAGTTATATGTTTTGGTTGCAGATGAGAATCCTGGATCCCAATTTTCAAGGTAATTAAAATCAGTCCAACAAGTATCTAAAATATCAGTCCCTGTCTCATTGAATGTTTTGAACCTGTGCCAAATAGATCCATACTTTAATATCCAAGCATATGGTAAGTTATGAACTGCCCCAAACTTTTTCATAGTGGATAATATATAACTTAAATCGGTTGTTGACTGACCATTTAGTGTTTTATATTTTTCTCTTAATGTTGCTAACGGTAAACTATTTAAAAACAAATAAGCAGCTGCCTTATATGGGTAGAGATCGTTTTGTTTGTATCTAAAATTAAAGACCCCTTGTTGTATTGCATTTATAAAATACGGTGAATTCATCAACGATGTTGTTTGTGATTCACTTACGTATCCATTATAATTGTTATATTTAATATTTCCTTCAGTAACTAGCTGTTTGTCGTAACCTCTACTTTGATAAAAAGTTTTAAGACTCGAATTTTCGATAGATCCTCCTAAATCTAAAAAGTTAAAATATGTAAATGGTCTTTTCTCGTTATCGGTAGTAACATTACCAAAATTAGTTATTGTCTTATGAACATCATTGTATTCTAAAACAGCCTTTGTATCAAATGCCTCGTTGGCGTTATTTAAAGATTTTCCATCTGCCAAATTATTTCTATCCCAATTTAAATTTGTAATTGGGTACATATCCCCAAATTGGAAGTCGTTAGATGACGATGAATCTCCAAAATATTTTTCTAAATTAGTTAAATTTTTAGGATTGCTTAATGATACATTTGGTTGTGATTTTGTTGACAAAAGAATATCACCATTGTAAAGAACGTTTGGATTTTCAACATCATTTCTAATATATGTAGTTGAGAACTCACCTCTTATAAAAGATTGCCAACTATCTCCTTGTCCTTCATTTGAAATGTGTCTAAGAAAAGGAAGATAATTGTTCGAGTCTAACAGGTATTCTTTTATTGTCTTAGCAAGGAATGGGTTATCTTGACCTAAACTCTGTAAAATGTTCACAGCTTCGTCGTCGGCTTCTGCTTCATATATACTTTGGTTATAACCTGAAGTTCGATTCAATCTACTATAATAAGAGTTCAAAATTAATCGTTCATAAATCTCAAAGAAGTATTTAGATTCTTCTTTATTTTGAAACACCTCATTGGATACAGGGAAATCTATTGCGTTTAATGAAGCCCTAGATGGTTGAGAATCTAATTCATTAAACTCTGCACCTCTTTTATCCGCATCATTTTGTCTTTGGGTATAACCTTTGATGAATTGTTCGACAAATTCAACTTCAGGCCAAATTTCAGGATTATAAGCTCTATACGATGATGCAACATTTTGTGCTCCAGGATATATTACTTGGAATTTTTCTTGGTTGTCATCACCAACAGTTTCTTGTATTACTTGTGGCCAAGGATAAATTGGTTCGTTATTCTGAGTGGATGTTTTAATATCAACACTTGGTGCGGTTGTTTGGT